CCAATGTTTTCTGCTTTTTCTGCCCAAGCGTCAGCTTGGTCTTGAAGAAGTTCTTTTTCCTCATTTAATTTAGCTATTTCAACTTCTCTTTCGGCGTCTCTTAAAGCGTCATAGGTAGAACTTATTTCTTCTTGGTCGCGTTTAAATACCCAACCCGCGCCACGAACTAGGACAAGTCTATTTTTTGTATTTTTCGCACGTTCATATGCGGCTCTAGCTTCTTGGAGCTTTTGAAGTCTATCTTCTGCTTCTGCTTCTTCGTTAAGAGCATTTATCTTTTCGTCAATTAACTCAATTTGGTCTTTATAATAATCTTGAGCTATTTGATTTTGGAAAGTAAGATTTTCGTTACTTTCATCCGCGGCTTCTCTAGCTTTTTCTGCCGCTTTTTCCATGTCGTCGAGAGTTTGTTGATATTCGTCTTTTCTTTTTTCTAAGTATTTTAAATAGGCTTCTAAAAGAATCTCTTGAGCTTCTTTTTCTTTATCTATTTGTTTTTGAATAGTTTCATTTTGTTCTTCTAATGCTTTCTTTCTAGCTTCAAGAACTTTTTTAATACCTTCAACTTCTGTTTCAATTCTCTTTTGCTCTGCTTCTGCCGCGTCTTTTAAAGCTTCTGCTTGCTCTTTTAAGGCATCAGCATAGGCTTTTGCCGCGTCTGTAGCTTTCCCAGATGATTTGGTAGAACTTCGCAAATTTTTATCATAATCTTTTGTGGCGTTCCCAGCAGAGATTATGCCATTTTTAAGACCTTCTAATTTTTTATTATCATCTTCAAGAGCACTGGCATTATTTTTAGCATCTGAAGCTACGTCCCTTAAATCAGAAGCTAAAGCTCTCATTTTTTCTGCCGAACCTTTAACTTCTCCGGTAAAGCTATCAAAATCTACTGGTGCGTTTCTAATTAAGGTCAATAAACTGGCCATAACGGTGCCAACATCATCAATCGAATATACTAACTGTTCATTAGCTTCGACCGCATTGGCTTTAGATTCTATTTCATCTGCTAAAGATTCAGCTTGATTTTTTACTGCTGTATTATATGCAATACCTTGATTATTCTTGGCAATTGCTTCATCTATATGAGCAATAGCTAAATCTCTTTCTCCTGCGGCCATAGCTTGTAGAATTTGTAAATACTCGTCTCCATATTCTCCAGCCAGCTTCCAATTCTCTCCGTCAAAAGAGAAAATATCATACATAGTTAAGTTTTCAAGTTCCGGCATAGTTTCAGCCATTTGTTGGAATAAATTAAATGCTTCCTCTTCACTATCTAATCCATCATTAATGGCTTTATCTATATCTTTATATGCTTCTGCCAATTCAAAAGTTTGTGGGATAACACTAGAGAGCGTCTGATTCGCTGTATCAGCAACAGTCATCAGAGCATCAACAAGCTCATTCCCGGTCTTTACGCCACCTTCTTCTAACATAGCTAATATTTGAATTACTTCTTGAAGGTTGCTTGGGTCGAGACTATTAAATGCTTGATTAAGAGCATCCATGTCTCCTTTAAATTCTTCAATATTGATTCCATTTACTAAAGCGTTAAATATTTGTTTATAGGCAGATGTTAATTCATCATTATCTTTTGCTTCCTCAAATTTTGTTCTCCAAGCTCTAATAATATCATCTGGGAAACTCATTAGCTGAGGAAAATCTTCAACTCCAGGGATTTGATTTAATCCAAGAAGACTCCCAAGAAAATTTCTGTTGTCTTTCATATCTGTTTGATAAGCAGAATAAACTTCTGGTAAGGCTTTTTCAATATCAAACCCAAGGTCTTTTAAACGCTCAATTATTTCTTTTGTCAATTTAAGAGGATTACCAGATAGTGCGGAAGCTAAAGCTGTAGTTACTTCCGCATCTCCAGAATTCATAATCTCATCAATTGAATCAACATAAGATTGTAAAATATCTGAAGAAAATTTAATCGTACCTTCTTTCAATCCTTTTTCATCTATATCTGCGCTTGTTAATCCTGAAAGAAGTTGAGTTACATATTGCTGGGCAAATGTACCAGTAATACCTTCATCTAAAATGTATTTCGCAGCTATACTTTGAATTTCCCCAGCGGTTGCCTTTACATCTTCATTAGCTTTATTTCTTAAATCACGTATATCCTCTTGGAGTTTTTCATATCGTCTAACATATTCAGATGCCGTTACGGTTTCTCCATCCCATTCAAAGGTTTGTTCTGGTAAACCAGTATTTTTGGCTTTTTGAATTGCATTTCTTGCTTGCTGAAGAGCTTGTCTGTTAGTACCAGAACTAGCTAATTCATCTGCTTCATCATTATAATCCGCCGCAGATTTTTCTTTTCTGCTCTGAATAGCTCCAATAGCCGCTTCGGCTGCTTCTGCTCTCTTAGCAATAATATATTCGTTTATAGCATTGGTTAATTCAGAATACGAGGCAGTTTCAATATCTAATCCTTCTATCGCATCCGGAAATTGGTCAATTAATTGCTGTTTTATTTCAGCTAAGTCTTCACCTTTTTTGTAGGCTTCCTGATATTGTTCTTGCAAAGTTTCAAGAGATTCAATTTCTTGATTAGCAGCTCCCATCTTCCCTGTATATTCTTGAAGAGCTTCTGCTGCTTCTCTTGAAGCTATTTTATTTTTATTTATTATTCTATTTAAACCATAAATGGCCCCTGCCAAAAGTGTAATACCTGCAATGATTGCGGTCAATGCGATTAATTGGGGAGCCATAGCCAATAAACTAGCTTTCGCAGCTACTGCTTGAGCTTGTAATCCCGCAGTAACAGCCGATACAGCAGTTAATTTTCCAGCTTCTCCGGCAATTACTTTTACACTACTTGCGGCACTAGCAATTGCAATTTTTGAAAAAGCAAAAATAGCTATTGTCGAAAGTGTTGTAAATCCTAGTCCTAAATCTGATAAATTAGCAATTAAATCTGCTGCTCCATCAATTAAATTACTAAATATGTTGCTAGCATTAAAAGAGGTATAAAGACCTTCCCAAGCAGCTTGTAATCTATTCATTGAGGCTTCTAATCCAGTTAATTGAGTATTAAACTGAGCCGCACTTGCTCCCGCACTGTTTTGTGCCATATTTACTAACTCTACATTTCTATCATAATCTTCTACAAGAGCAATAAAACGAGATTGCTCGCGCGCGCCTGCGGCGATAGTCGCGATATAACGCTGAGTATTACGGTCTAATCCATCCCACTTAGAAGATAATTCCATAATAACGTCGTCGAAATCTCTAAATTGTCCAGCCGAATCTCTTAACGCAACGTCCGCTTGTTTTAATGCTTTTTCAACTTTATTAGCATCTACCCCATCTTCTAAGGCTTCAGTGGAGTCTTTTAATTCTTGGAAACGAGCAATAATTGTCTTTAATGCTGTACCTAAGTTTTCTGGTGCTTCACGAGTAGTTTCAATCATCTTAGTTAGGAAAGCTGATGTTGTTTCAATATCAGCACCGGCAGACTTAGCAATAGAAGCTACCTTACTAATAGCAACAGCTAATTCATTAGTATCTACCGCAGCTTTAGCAGCTAAGTTTGCCCATACATCTGTAATATTAGACGCATCATCCGCTTCTAACTTAAATCCGTTTATTGCGGCAGTTAAATAGTTCGTAGCATCTGCAAAATCAAGTTCAGAGATAGTAGCAAGAATTGTTGTTTGCTCTACCAATTCCATTACTTCTGATTGGGAGCGACCCTGTTGGAAATATAATTTAGATGATTCTACTACTTGAGAAGTTGTTGCACCTAATCTTTGGGCCATCTCATTATATGTACCAATCATGTCCCACATTTGGTCGCGGGTTCTACCAGATACGACCGCTATTTGAGTTAAATTTGCATCTAAATCAAGATATGTTTCCTTCATCTTTTGAAGTTGATTTCTAGCAAATTGAACAGCTATTCCTATGCCTGTCCATCTAGCTAAAGTATTATTTAAATTACTAGAAGCCTCTTGGGCTTTAATTTGTTCTGTTTCATTATTCCACTTAGATAATACTTCAGTTGCCTCTTCAATTGGAGCATTTACTTTCTCATACGCAGAAGAAATATTTTTAACTCCAGTGATAGCTTGTTGTTGAGCTTTATTATTTTCAATAGTCGCTTCTTCTAATTGGGCTTCTAACTTGATTAGTTTTTCTTTTGCCCTCGCGCTTTCTTTAAGCGCCGCAGTCATTTGTTCCTGCTTTTTAGCGGTAGATTCTGCCGCAGCACCGGTTAATCCAGCAGTTAGTTCTTGTTTTTCTTTTCTAGCAGCATCTTGTTTTGCTTTTGAATCTGAGCTAGTTACTCCATAGTAACTTTTAGTTGCTTTATCGAGGGCCTGAATCTCTTTCTTTAAATTCTCTATTTGCTGTTTATAATTCTCTATTTTTGGGTTCTTAGAAAACGCTTCTTCTGTATTAGATTCTAAACTATTTATACTAACACTAAGCTGTTTAAAAGAATCATTAAGTTGACTTATAAGATTCCTATATTCCCCTAAATTATTAGTAGTAGGTTTAAAGTTAAGAATCTTCTGTAAGTTTTTCTGATAATCTGCTAAATCTTTCTCTAAATCTTTAGTTATGGTTTTTGGAAGAGATAAACTACTAAGTTTTTTCTTAAAGTTATCTGCTTGCTTTAATGCACTACTAAAAGCGGCTTGAACATCAACGTTAATTTGTAATTTTTTTACGCCACTTGCCACTTATCTCACCTCTGGATAAAAAAATAAGGTTGGTAGAAAACTACCAACCCTACGATTAAAAATCTCCATCTATATCTTCATCCAAATAGGAAACACTAACAGTTGTAGCCTGTTCACGTGAGCCTAGCGGGATTGCTTGAAATTGGAGTGCTGATACTAATGGGTTGGTATTTCTTCCTAAATTGATTGCGAAATTTGAATTAATTCTTAATCTAGGAATCTCAATTAAACCAGTCTTTTGGACCGCCGTATACTCATCTGTGTAGCGAAACTTACCCACAAACATTAGATACCCATTTAAATCTTTTTGTCCTACATTTACTATTTCCATTCCTTGGTCGTAAAGAAAATAGTAATCGACAAGAATATCTATATTTTTATCTTCTAAAATTATAGTATCATCCTCTATTGTATAATCTAAGATTTTCCGCACTCGTCTGTCGTTCTCTAATTCATAAATACTTATTTTACTATTAGTATCAACGATATGCTTAACTTTAGCTCTCCCGTCCATCCCAACATAAACCCTTTCATACTGGTTTATTTTTTTTGTTGGCAACCTTTTTATCATGTTCCCGTTCATAATACCAAAAGCAAGATGACTTACTGTTCCCATATTCATAATACAATTAACTTCTTTTGTAGATTCCCAATGAACAAGAGAACGATTATCAAACATGCCGCGCGCGTCATTGACATTTTTATTCTCTTGAAAAAGGATTTCTTGTATCTTATCAAAATAAAGTATTGTATCTCCTATATCATAATGAATTCCCATAATATCCATTGGAACCGCAGCTTTTAAACTTGCTTCGTATATATCTTTTATACCATATCTCCCGGTATCGGACTGTTTCTCAGTATTCATAAATACCTCCTAAATAAAAGAAGTCCGCTTTCGCGGACTTCGTTGCTTTATTATAAACTTGCGTAAGCGGCAGCCGCAGCGTTTGCAATCGGATATTTAATCAACTTCATCATGTTGCCATCTTCTGGTCTTAAAACGCGAAGTGACATAGAGAATGTTGAAGGGTCGCCTTCCGCCTGCATGGTGATGGTCTTTTCTGCGTTCATCTTCGCCATAGGAATAACGAACTGGAAGAATTCGTCTTTACCTGTGACATAGCTTCTTGCGTAAGTGTCGCCAACAATGCGATAAGTGCCAGGGAAGTTCTCGGCATTGATTGTGATAACATCTGCTCCACCATTAGAAACGGTTTCTTTCCAAGTAGCAATATATTGCTCGTTTGCGGCAATATTTGATACATCTACTGCTTCTTCCGCATCGTTATAAACTTTTGCATTCTCAGGAATACCAAGTCCTTCGGGGATTGCGCCAGAAGCTGTGGGACGGAAAGATTTTGCTCTATCTACGCTTTGAGTTTTTGAAATCTTACCACCGTGCATCAAAGCCATAGATTTCATAGAGAATAGAGCGTCTTCAAGGTTCAAAGTAATTTCTTTACCATAGTCCCAGATAATAAGTGCTGCGTTACCTTTACCACCGGTAGCTGTTGATTGCTGTGCAGTTTCCTCAATGGTAGAGACTTTTAGCGTATCTAAGTACAATGCCGGCGCACCGGTAGCAGTATCATAGAAAGTTACGTCAGCAACTTCCTTAATGCCATATTGCTCAAATAAGTTAGCCATTGTTCTCCTCCTTTATTACAAAGTAATTTTCTTAATCCAGTATTGTAAATCGACCTTTTTACTATCGACACCAGCAAGAAGCATTTGAGTGCCCGTCTCATAATCTTCTTTTAATTGAAGTCGTTTAAATTGGTCATACAACTGATAGATTGTAAGGTCCCAGACATTAAAAAGAGTATAACCTACTCCATAGGCACACAGAGAAGAAACAATGTCTGGTAAAGTTATTTCTTTGCCTCTATGTTTTGCGGCTTGCTCAGCTCTGGCTTTTGCTTTTGCTAGTTTAAGCTTTTTTCTTGCTTCTTCAAATTTCTTTTTCATTTCTAAATCGTCAGTGATGATTTCATCATCCTCTTCTTCTTCGGACATATTAAGAAGTCTGATTATTGATTGAAATTCTGAGAAATTTGTTTTATTAAGAAAGAAAAATTCTTGTGCTTTTACAATTTTGCCGCCCGGAAGAACTTTTTCTCCATCAACTAAAAATTTAAAACCTTTATTTTCAGTATCTAAGAATACTTCCTCCTTAATGTAAGTAAGAAAACCTATTTGTAACTCCAAGAAAAAAGTTGGGTTCTTTAAACAGTTTTCATAAAGCCATAAAATTGGATTTGTTTCTCCTTCTTCTATATGCTCTTGATGATACATTAGCAATAGGTCGCTTTCACTTATTGTAAGAAGATTTGTTATTCTAGCAAATTGGTCATAACTAATTTTGTTTATATCTTTTAGAGTTGGTTGATAGATAGTAATTGACCCAAAACTAACAGGCGCGCCTTGTAATATTGAAACTTTATCTATTTTAGTTGTTGACATCTACAACAAACCTCATTGTATGCATTGTAACTTCTGAGCTGAGAACGTCTAAATCAAAAGAAACAAATCTTAAAGTTCCAATACCAGTAACTCTAGAGTTATCTAACAATCTTTTTAAACAAGACATTATATAATATGGACGTTGAATAGGATAGTTTAATTGCCATTTATCCTGCGGATTCCAAATATCTATATCAAATCCAACTAATGAAAATTCAGAATTCTCTCCTGCGACACCATAGGTTGGAACAATAACGATTGTTGATTCTTTTACTTTTGTAAAATCAACATTTGGAACCGTCCTTATTCTACCATTTGTGAAATCAAAATCTGATGTATCTATATCCGGTTTTGATTCGTCTAATGGATTATTAGACATATCTAACAAAAGACGAATAAGTGTTTGGTCTTTACATAATTTAACAGCTATTTTACCAACTGCTTCACCTGTTTGCTCAAAGCAATTAACTCTATTACTCATTTGTTACACCCATAAGCTAGTAACTTCAATCTTGCGTTTGAATAATTCTTCTCCACTACTAGCAAGAAATTGTATCGTAGCATTACCTATTTTATTTAAAGCGGTTATTTTAATCTTACTATCTGTCTTATCTATTTTCACCATTGTATTGTCATAAGCAATGGTGAAATTTTGGTCTGTATAAACATCCCAAATACAACTATCTTTAGTCGCAATTTTTGTATTTCCAGTTACATAGAAATAATGGTTTAAAGAAAGTTGAATTGTTATTTTAAATGTTTTTATGAAGCCAGATATTTTATCTTCTACAGTAAGTTCAGTTTCTCCCTCTTTAATAGGAATTAACTTTCCAGCTTCAAATTTTATAACTTCTTCATCATAATTAGAGAACATCATGCTACCATCTTTAATTTTTCCGTTCTTAAAATAGAAAAATTTTAAATTGGTAACATTTAATCCAATAGTAATTGAATTCGCGCCATAGTTAGATAGTATTGTTGCGGACCCTATTTCATTAGCATCTGCAATTTTTTCTTCTACTAAGTCTGAACTATTATCTACTGTAGTCTTATTTATTGTGGTATAATATACACCGGGTATGCTTATTTTATCTGAATCCACATATCTCCATGCTTCATCACCAATGATAAATCTTAAACCGTCTACAAAATCTTTGTTTGCCGGCAGAATTAAATTTAATGCTCTATTTGGTAGTTCCGTAGAGACACTATTAACATATCTAAAATATTCTTTAATATCGAACTCGCCGGTTCCGTTAACATAAACTGGAATTTCTTTTAATACACCACTATTATCTACATATTTAATCATATAATCCAATTCAATTACTTTATACTTATAATAGCCATAATAGGGGTGAATTTCTCTATGAAGAATTAGCCAATATTGAGTTTCAGAAACATCTAAATCGTGAGTTTTAAATAAAGCTCCCTCTGGAAGTTTTAGACTTCTGTCTGTCATTAAATATTGAATTACCTTTCTTTCAGTTTGAGTTCCTACTCTGCTATTACCGCTAGCAAGAATACAATCGTATGTCATATTTTCATAATCAATGCTAACTCTATTGGGACTTCTTTTAACCAACTGAAGAAAATCTTTTGCTAAATTGTGCTCTATACGGTCTTTAGCTGTTGAACCGTTGGCAAAAATTCTTTGTCTGTACATATCTAGGTAGGAATACATGTTTATACCTCCTTAAATACAGACTCCACAAGTGGCATACAATCTTTTAGAATTGTTTCTCTAAGATACTTATATTTCAAATACTTCAAACTGGCTGTTTTACTATATAATTTATTTAAATTAATAGAATCATATTCTTCAACAGCACCTAATAGTTCAACTAAGAGAGATTCAATAAGAGGTTCATAATCCTTTTTTCTCTCGCAGTCTCTTAGAATACCAAAATATTTGCCCTTTATATAATCACAATATGCTTCGTGACATACACTATTATTCATCTTCTCCATAATCATTTACCTGCCAATTTTCTATAATCAAAAATTTTGCCTCTGGTAACTCTACTATAATTACTAAGAAGATTTTTTACTTCTCGGTCAATTACATTGACTTGCGCATTACACAAAGCATTCAAATGGCTTGCTTGAGATTTAAACTCAAAATCAGACTCTCCAAATTTTTGCTGGGTCACGTCTGTATCTGCTATACCTCTCTTAAACCATTCTCTTTTCATTAGAACGCCTAAAATGTTGACTTCCTCTGGACCTAAATCGTTTTTAAATTCAGCAGTCGCGTCATCTCTGTCAAAAATATCTACTTTTGGGCATAAGAAGTAAGGAATAGCACTCTCTAAGAGAGAATGCATATCATATTCCATTACCACATCACTAAGTTCTCCAAGATTATAGTCTTTAATTTTGCTTAAAAAGGAATCGTAGACTTTTTGGTATGGGGTAGCCATAATATCACCCCTTATGCCTTATTATTGTCTAAATGCTTTTTCATTTCAAGAATATCTTTTCCAGTCGCGGCCTTCAAAAGATTAATCTTTGAGAAAGTAAGGCTTTCGCATTTCAAAGCTGCGGAAATAATCGTATCAAGACGATATGGAGAAGAACTCTTTAAAAGTTTATCAAACTGCAAATCACTTCCAGTTTGGATTAATTTGATGATATCTTCTTCACTCATTCTTTCTTCGTCTGTTGCTGGAAGATTAACATACCCACCAGCAATTTCTTCCATGGCCTCATCGTCTTCACAGACTAAATACTGGCTATTAAATAATTCCGGTACTCCTGGATAAGTTAAAGCTTCTTCAAGCTGTTCTTTGTTCATCTTAATACTTCTATTAGGTTGAATGAATCTCGATAGTCTAATTTCTGGAACAACAATCCCTACCTCGTGATTGCTGATATTCTTAATAGCTAAAGTTTTCTTTTCCATAATAATTACTCCTTATACTCAAAATGGGCGGGCTATTGCTAACCCGCCCTATCTCATTCATTCTCTCTTAATTAGGTAAGAGAGGTATTCTCGTAAATTGCCCAGTTGTTGTAGTGCATAATAGCAACTCCAACTTTCTGGTAAACTGAAAGTTCGATTGAACGGTCTTTATTCTTAAACTCGTCAACCTGAGTACCACCCTCAAGAACGATAGTGGCAATCTTGCTGCTCATACCAGGGATAATATAGCAGAAGCGAGGGTCAAGAACTTTCTCTGTATTAGTTTCGTCCGTAAAGCTTTGAGGTAAAGTTACAATCGGACAACCTTTATACATTTGAAGCACGCCATAAGTTCTCATATCCTCTACGTCGGTGTCGCTAATCTTAGTTGTTCCTCCGACTGTAACTGAGTTGGCTGGAATTGTATCAGCGAACTCTGGGGTACATACGATGATTGGGTCGCCATAAGCTCTGATTGTAGTGATAAGTCCATCAAACTTTGCTTTGTCGAAGCTACTTGCTGTAGTAACAGTGTTAGTAGGTCTAGTCGCATCAATACTTGCATTAAGAGCCTGAGAAAGTTGAGTAAGAATATTCTCCTCAATACCCTCCATCAAAATATCAAGATATTCAGAAAGGTCTTCTTGTCCAGAAAGCATGCGCTCAAAGTCAAGGATAGCAGCTCCGCCGATAGCTTCAACGCTGATTTCCATCTCTGTGCGGTCTAGTCTGAATGTCTCAAATACGCCACCAAGTCCTACCTTAGTAATAAAGCTTTTCGCACGAGCGCGACCTACTTTCTTAGTGAAAGTAACTTTTTGTCCGTGACCAACAACTCTCGTATCAGCAAGGAAACGATAGCTGTCCTTTACATACTTAGGAAGAATTTCGTCGAAAATCTCCTGCATAAGTTCAAAAATATCTAATTTGTTTCTGCGATAGCTATTATAGTCGCCGCCTAACTTCTTCAATTCCTCTCTGAAAGCCTCTTGAACATTTTCAGTGGAAATTTTTCCTGCGAAGTCAGCTGGTAGAGCCTTGGGGACAGTGTTAGTCATAGCAGCTACGCCAAGAACTTTCAAGTCTTTTAAATTAGCCATTACTTTTTACCTCCCCTAAAATTAAAGTGCTGTGATGTCAGTTACAATAAACTTTACTGCTTTCTGACCATCGGGCATAGTAGTCATTTTTACAACGGTGAAAGGAGAACCTGAGAAAGTTTTATTAATCTCAATTACTCCAGTGTCTGCGTTAGGTTTACCATAGCAGCCGCCGTTTTTGATTGCTGTAGCAAGTCCAGCATCATCAGTGAAAGTATCTGCTTCATAGCAAACAGTGTTAGTAGTGAAGGTATCTCCGTCTCTCAAGAAGTAAACGGAAGCCATTTTACCGGCCTCTACCTTATAGTTTTTAAGTCCCGCATGGAACTGGTCATAAATCAATTCGCTGTTACCAAGAATACCCTTTAGGGCGCCAGTGATTTTAACTGTGCCAGCAGGCTTATCAACAGCAACGATTGTACCATTCTCTGCTCCATTAGGGAAAGCAGTAGTATCCAATGAGCACTGAGCTTCATTATAGCTTCTGTCAATGCGATTGGTTTCTAACATGCCGTAACCGTCATGTGTCAATCTTACGATAGCCATTTATTTGCCCTCCTAAATTAATGTGTATATTTTTTCAAGATACCTACAAGACCAGTAGCTCCGGTATCATCCAAGATTGCTGCTGGAGCCATTGGTTTGGCTGGTTCTTTAGAGAACATAGCTGGCTTTTCTTTCTTTACAGCGAATAAAAGTTCTTTTTCAAGTTCTTCCATGCTGAAATCTGCCATCTTCTCTTTAATAGTTGCCAACGTCGCGTCAGAAATCATTTCTTCATACTCTGCAACTTTAGCTTCTTTCGCTTCCTTTACACGCGTATCATGTTCTTCTTTTAACACATCATAATCGGCCTGTAAAGAATCAAGCTTTGATTGAAGTTCATCTTTTGCAGCGTTAGCTTCTAATTCATAAGTAGATTTCTGGCCTTCCAACTCAACAATTTTAGCATCTTTTTCAGAAATTAAATTGTCTTTTTCTGAAATGGTATTGTTAAGATTTTCAAATGCCTCTACAATTTCTGCTGGTTTGCTATATTGGCTCTTTAACTTATCGTAATCAGGTACGTCCTCTTGACGAATCCAAGAAGTATATACAACTTCTGGTTCCCCAACCATTTCGATAGTACCATCTTCTTTTGTTACAAAAGCATATCTCTCATATTTGCTTTCTTCTACTGTACAAACTATTGCATAGTCAACACCTATTTCACAAGGCACTTTATCAATCTTTACTTCCTCTTCTTTTGAGAAATCTGGATTGACAGCCTTCCAAATGGCGTCTACTTTAGTGTCTGGTGAGAACTTAAAATTGGTCAAATCCATCTGTTCTGTTCCTCCTATATCAGTATTTTCTTTGCTGGTTTGTGTAAGCTCCGCTTTGGAGAGGAATTCTCCGAATTGAGTTAACAAATCAAAGAAAGCCGCGCCTTCAAAACAGGGCGTAACATCTTTACCAAGAGCACTCAGTCCAATGAAAAAACCATCTGTATAAACATAGTATTCTTGGCCATCCATAGGAACCCAGGCACCTTTAATAGAATTAATATCCAATTCAAGAGATTGTGGGTTTCCAATGATTTTACTGGCATTTTCTAATCTACCAGTATATAGATAAACGTCAACTACATAATATGTCCTTTTAACTCCATCATCATCAATTTTTTCCATCCATTCGCCATTGGGATTCTCTGGAACTAAACCATATATGCGCGCGACGTTTCTATCTCTATTATGAGAAGTGAAATCCTCTTTCTCTTCATCATATATTCCTACTACAGGGACATACGGGAGAGTAGAGATAAGTTTTTCCGCAAATTCATCTGTAATGTAAGCTCTATTTCTATTTTTATATTTATAGAATATACTTACCCTACCCTTTGAAATTAATGGAGTTACTTGTTCAAAATCTCCTTGCGGAATAGCCGTAAATAATGTTGGAATCTTATTTTCCATTCTCATTATCCTCCCGCGTTAATATTTTTTATTGTTTTCTCACTTTTTTCTTCAAGAGGCTTTTCTGGCCTACCTGGCCCTTTTGAATCTTCTTGAATATCGCCCTTTTGTCTACGGCCACTAGAGTCTTCCGAACTCATAGTATTTGAGGTTTTAGGAGGAATTAGAATTTCTCCAAGATTAAGAATGTCGTTTTCTAGAGTTTTTGTATCTAGAATTGTTGATTGTTTCTTCCCCGTTGCAACATAAGGTAAAATTAAAGAATAACCAGATTGAGCTTGTTTTAAATACATATCAACAAGTCTTTTTTCATTATACCATGTGAGAGGAAGTATAGTGACTATTGGTTCTAATTTCTTATATTTAAAGTGAGACAAACATAACATTGAAAGCCAATTTGAAAAGCTAGTAATTGCTTGGCTCATAAAGCTAGTAGAATTGCTTATAGATAACTCTAAAGAAGTTGCTGTCGTGGAAGCAAACATTTCAAAACTGATTCCTGCGTTTTCATATTTTGGAACTAACATTTTTTCTATATTATTGTTAGTTACAGAACCAGTAGAAGATTGAGTATCTTTTAAGGAGACTTCATTTGCTATTGTGGTTAGCACATCTATATTTGGGTTATCTCTAAAAATCTCGGAGACAGCTTCGTGCATTGTTTCCATTTCTTCCAATAGCACGTCCAAATCTCCTTGTTCGTCTAATTCAAATCGCTGGACAAGAATTTTTTCTAGTTCCTGAGTATCCCTTCTTTTTTCAATATCTTTATAATCATTAAAGTTAATTATATCAATTATTGTATCAAAGAATGGAGGCACTGGAATTCCTCCGAATTGAAAAGCGCAAGACTCTTCTGGAGGCAACATAGCATAATAATTACTATTTTTTATAGTTCCGTTTTGATATTTTCTCCATAGTGATTTCACAGACTTCGGGAAAGAATCTAAAGCTTCATTTAACTCTTTCTCATCAGTATATTTATTGAAAAAGCGCACGTCGAATTCAACAATATTAGTATTGTATGGACTTTTATATCTGCTTATACAATAGTTCGGGTCAAGCATAGTTATTGTAACTCTATCATCATCAAAAAAATTTATATAACCATAAAATGCGCCGTCTATTAACATCCTAGTTGCTATAAAACCAAAAGTATCTTCAATGTTTAAGTGGTCTAGAAAATCTAATGTTTGAATATAGAGTTTTTTTACAGAATCCTTTTTATTCTCATTAAAATCAGTAGCTAAATGTTTTAAATCTAGGGTATAATAATATTTATATAAGTAAGAAAAATAATTCAATATTCTCCTATAAGATGTAGAGGTCTTATAATAAAAATTAGATATTTCTCTCATTAGCTCTATATTCAAATCGTTCTTCGCATCATTGATATCTTCAATTGAATACCCGTCTGAAAATACGCTAGAACTGACAAATCCATATTTAATTCCATATGGAGCTTCTCTCGTCTTTGCCCAATCTTTTACTAACTTATTGAAAGATGCCAATTGCTCGGAGGTTTGCTTTTGTTTAGTTTCTTCCATTCGTTTTACCTCCCTTACTAAATAATAAGAACTTTCTTAGGTCGCGCGCACGATTTCGCTTCTTCTTATAATACTCATCTTCTAATTCTCTAATTCTCCATAAAGCATATTCAAAAGCACTAAAACGGTCCTTATTTATACGCCTATTAATTTGTTCAACGACAATATCTTGATTCCCAACTCCAGTATTACGAAGTCGTAGATTACAAATCTCATCAAACAATTTTGTTGTTTCAATATGAGGTGCTAATCGGGCAAGTCTATCTAGCGGGCGCATTTTAGCTCCCTTTTTAGTAGACATTAACTTACTTTTAGCTTCTTGTTCTTTCACTAAAAATCTAATATGTCCATTAGCAATTTGAGAAAAACAATTACTATGAATTTTGCTGTTTAAAGAAGGTGTAGCTTTAAGTACATATAAAACTTTATCTCCAGGATACTTAGAATACTCTTCGTCGTTCCAAGAGGCAAGTGCGGGATATAAAACTCCATCTACTCCAAGCTGTTCCATTACCAAAAAGTCCAATAAACCTACGCCTAAACCAGTTCCGTCAATTAATATTTCTTTAGGTTTATACTTCAAATACATTTTTTTAATTTCAATAGCTTGAAGTGAAAAGTGCATATCATGTAAACCAACTGAATTTATTAATTGTTTATAGAAATAGGTTTCTCTTGGTGTAACTTTAAATACTTGAACAGAAGTTAATACTCCAAGTCGTGCGACGTCTACAGATATATAGTAGAAAACCTCATTATTCCCTCTAGTTTTTCGTTCTTTTTCTGGGTTTAAAATTCGTCTATATTTAGATAAATTATCATAATCAATCCAGCTATCGCTAGAACCACCAGTCCATATGGACAAATATTCGCGCGCGAAGCTATCTTCTTTATATGTTGGTGAAATTTTAAGTTCCTCTACGAAGGTTTTATTCAATAGCCCATGCAACATTGGAACTCTATAATCGCAGCCCCATACAAAAGTTGTTTTTGGACTTACTATTGATTGAACAAATAATTCAATCAATTTTTCATAAGCAAATGAACCTTTTACACCAGCAGAAGTGATGTATATTTGAGCTTGATGCGGTTCTGTTTCATCTAACTTACCATTTGCCATTCTTCTATCAACATTCATCAAAGGAAGAACAACTTCTGAAAGAACGGTCCCGTCGTGGTCTCTTGTTTCGTCTATAATGCCACCACTTCTACGTCCTCCACGAGTAGAATCAAGAGCGCCAACAACATCAAATACGCTTCCATTTTTAAAAACTAATGTAACATAATCTTTACTCATGTTCTTTTTCACAAGTTCTTTTTCTAACATTGGGAATAGTCTTAAAAGTTCGTTAATTTTTTCTGTCGCAATTTTTGCTCCCTGCTCCTTGCCTGGCGCGCAAATAAAGAATTTACTCCCAGGCAAAAACATACATCTCAAAAATCCGGCTAGAATTGAAAGAAATGATTTTGAGAAGGCGCGGGGTGCAACGCAATAGTGATAACGATATCTAAGGCTCGCGCGCAAGAAAATTCTTTGGTAGAAATAAAGAGTGAAATTTGAATTAGCTGGCGTTATATTATCAATAAATATATCTGGATAGTTAATATAAAACTCCAAGAGAGAAGTCATTTGAGGACGATATTTTCTCAAAAACGGTTCGTTTAAATGAACGTTCTTTGGAATTGCTACATTATACCCACTAATCATATCTCTACCTCGAAATCTTCTACCTCATCATCTTCATCAAGAGGTGTCGGACTTTCAAAAGCTACCTCATCCTCTCTTTCCAATCTCTCCTCAATATTCTCAATATTTTTCTTCTGTTGGATTCTCTCTTCAACCTGGTCAACGATTGTACTCTCATTATTCCACAATCTAGTATTATACGCTTGAATATTCTTCATAGTAACATCAACAACATCATTCAACTCATTATTATGAAACTTTTTCTCCCATCCTATCTTCTCATAGAAAAGCGCTAATTCGCTAACCGATTCAAAACTATTCATATCTCTCGCGTTATCAGAAGTAAAACCAGCTTGTAATTGAAGTTTATTATAAGCAGTAATTAACTTATCAATAGGCTCTCCATTGGCAATCGCGCGGTCTATTTCAAACGAAATCTTCGCCATTTTCTTAGCATTATCTTCAGCTATAACGTCTGGGAATCCATAACTTTCCTCTATTCCTTTATAGAATCCTTGAAGTTGGTATAGTTCTGCTGGAGCATACGAACTACCGAAGCGCGCACGTAAATCATCAAGTTCTTTCTGATTAAATACTTCGTGAATTTCTCTTTCGTTGCCTTCTTGAATAGCCTCTTTCCACTTCTCAAAATATTCCTTCCAAGAGATACGCTCATATTCCGCGGCGGAAAACATATCTAAATAAAGCCCCATTGCTTCGGATGGATTAGCTTTATAAATTTTCGTAAAATCGTCTGGTCTAAATGGAACGTCTGCCCATTGGCAAATTAAATCCACAATACTCCAATCTCCCTCTTGGTCTACAACAATCTCACTTAAACAACTTCTACAAATAGGAGTATATCCATCCGGGAAAAATAACGATTTGGTTTGACAATAGTCTTTCTTTGTTAAAAACCTTCCGCATAAAGTGCACTCTCTAGCTTTAAAAGATTTCTTATTAAAAATCACTTTTTAGCCCCCTTTCTTCTTTCCTTATCACAAACCTTACACCTAGAAGTATACCCGTCTGCGCTAGATTTTTTCCTCACAAATTCACGAGGGTCTTTCAATTTCCACTGGCCGCAACAACTACACTGTTTCCAGGCATTAGGATTATTCCTCTCTAGCCAATAGTCCTTATGGAGAGTTACTGCTTCGCTAATCTTCTTACAAATTTCTTTAGTATAAATAGTAGATATGTAGTTTTCGTTGTAAGAAAGTCCATATAGTTCTTCGAGTTTCTTCTTTATTTCTTGGTTCGATACCTTGTGTTTCTTTAATTCCACTATTGTCTTGCGCGAAGGGTCAAGTGGAGTCTTAGATATATAGAAATCTAAGGTTTCTATTAAATATTTTGCGTTTGAATCTGGTTTATCTAACGATTCTTCTAATAGAGTAGAATAAAACTCTAAAACTCCATAAATGTGAGCTGGGTCTTCGAGATTTAGAGAATTTGGATTAGAAGGAATCTCGAAGTTCGATTCTCTATCTTCTTTTGGATTGTCGAAGCGTAGTGAATTGCCTATTTTTAACCCCAGTGGTTTTACGTCTACTCCTACGTCGAAGGTATAGGTGGGAGAGTAGAATGGCTGGGAGAAATCGAGACGCCTAGGATTTAAAGCCTCACTAATGACGTATTGTTGGCGTTTTAAGTCTATAAGGAAGTGTTTGATTTTATATAGGTCTGTTTGAGATTTTGGTTTTAAGGATGGGTCGGTTTCTTCTCCTTTTCCTACCTTATAAATGTGCTCCCACTTCTCAATTTCTTCTAGGAGAGGCTGGAGTTCTGGTAAGCTCTTGTCTATGATTGGTTTAGGACTGGTATAGCGCGAACGACCTATTGGACGGATGGAACGTTCGTCAAAAGCTGGATTAGACGTTAGGTCTTCGAGACTTTCCAACTCTCTTTTTTTATAAGACTGGTATTTAGTCTTTATCTCTATTGATTTCTTATCTACTTCACTTTTTCCATCTTCTCCTTTCCCGAACAGAATATAATTCGCCATAGACTCTAATTCAGAAGAAGATGGGTTAGATTTTTCTTTTAATAAATTTTCCACGTAGATTGTTCTCTCTCTATCTGAATATAAGTTAAAATCTAAAATTTCTTTTCACCTCTTTTCTTGACTTATTTGTCAAGTTTTTCTTTAATTCTATTATACCACTTTTTGAAAAGGAAGTCAAAAAGTTAGAGTAGGGAAATATAAAATTTTAAAGAGTCAAAAATTTAGTTTTGGAAAATAATGGACGTATTTGAGCAGGCCGCACGACGGGGAAAATTCACTTTCCCATTTTTTCCCAAAACCGCCCCCC